CTATGATTGGAGTAATATATTTAACCAATATCAACAAGAAATGCCTGAAATTCCGAATATTCCAAGTGTTTTTGACCCAACTGGCTATGATTGGGGCGGTATATTTGATCAATATCAGCAAGAAATGCCTGAAATTCCAGAAATTCCTTCCTTTACCGCATTTGACCCAGCAAATTATGATTGGGGCGGTATATTCAACCAGTATCAGCAAGAAATGCCAGAAATTCCTTCATACAATGCATTTAATCCAACTGGATACGATTGGCAGAATGTTTTTAACCAATATCAGCAAGACATGCCCAGTTTTGAAATGCCAGACTTAAGTGGTTATCTTACCCAAGGCGATTTAACCGCAGGTTTAGGCTCTTTGCCTAATTACAACGCGGAAATAAGAGCTTTGTCGGATAGAATGAATGCTTTAAACGCAAGATTTGACAACTATCAACCCACTCAAAATTATAACCAACCAGGTCTTGGGTTATTTACATAATTTAAAACATAATGCCATCACAAAAGCCTGTTTGGGATATTTTGTCCGAAGACCAACTCAAAGAAACTTTGGCTCTTCAGGAAAGATTGTTGCAAATCGACAGAAGAGAACAAGCGCAAGGCGATTTCTTAGATTTTGTCAGGCTAATTTGGGAAGACTTTATTGAAGGTAGGCATCATAAGATTTTTGCCGAAAAACTACAGGCGGTAGCAGATGGCAAAATAAAAAGATTGATTGTAAACATGCCACCAAGACACACAAAGAGCGAGTTTGCTTCTTATTTGTTTCCAGCTTGGCTGATTGGCAAAAAACCAGACCTAAAAATTATCCAAACAACACATACCGCAGAGCTCGCTGTACGTTTTGGTCGTAAAATGCGTAACTTGATGGATTCTATGGAATACAAAGACCTGTTTCCAAAAGTTACTTTGCGAGCTGACAATAAATCAGCAGGAAGATGGGAAACGGAAGAAGGTGGTGAGTATTTTGCTGTTGGCACAGGCGGAGCTGTAACTGGTCGTGGTGCTGATTTGCTGATAATCGATGATGTCCACTCAGAGCAGGATGCTTTGTCCCCTAGCGCATTAGAGCAAGCGTATGACTGGTATTTATCTGGTCCAAGACAAAGATTACAGCCTGGTGGAGCCATTGTTATCGTAATGACTAGATGGAGCACCAAGGATTTAACAGGAAGGTTGCTCAGTAAACAAACAGGAGAATATTCCGACAAGTGGGAAGTGGTTGAATTTCCAGCCATCTTTCCAGAAACAGGAAATCCGCTTTGGGGCGAGTTTTGGAAGAAAGAAGAATTATTGGCAGTCAAAGAATCTCTTTCTGTATCCCACTGGAATGCGCAATGGATGCAACAACCAACTTCCGAAGAAGGAGCGATCATCAAAAGAGAATGGTGGCGGTCTTGGGAAGGAGAGACAATACCTCCAGTTGAATATATTATTCAAAGTTATGATACTGCCTTTTTAAAAAAAGAAAGTGCAGATTATTCAGCAATAACGACTTGGGGCATTTTTTATCCGAATGAAGACGAAGGCGCTTCCTTGATATTGATGGATGCAAAGAGAGGTCGTTGGGAATTTCCAGAATTAAAAAAAATTGCTGCAAAGGAATATCGCTATTGGGATCCAGAAATGGTGATTATTGAATCCAAGGCTTCTGGGCTTCCGCTTACCCATGAGTTGAGACAAATAGGTATCCCAGTGGTAAACTTTTCTCCATCAAGAGGCAATGATAAACATGCTAGAGTCAATGCTGTGGCTCCAATGTTTGAGTCTGGACAGGTTTGGGCTCCAATTAATTTTAAATTTTCAGAAGAAGTAATTGAAGAATGTGCGGCTTTTCCGTTTGGTGATCACGACGATTTTGTGGACAGCACAACGCAAGCCTTGTTAAGATTTAGGCAGGGAGGATATTTACCATTGCCCAGCGATTACAAGGAAGATGAACTTCCACCACAGGCAAGAACTTATTATTAAAAATGGCTGACAATATCGACAAAAGAATAAATGGAGCTTCCGAAAATCTGGAAGACCTCCAAATAGCTCCTGAAATGGTAGAAATGCCAGATGCAGATCTTCTGGAAAATGCATTAATACAAATGCAAGAAGATGGTAGCGCCATTTTTGGTGCTGAGATGGATGGTGGCGAAGAAGTCCCATTTGATGCAAATTTAGCTGAATATATAGACGATTCTGAGTTAATAGGCGTTGCGTCTGGTCTTATTTCTGGCATAGAAGAAGACAAATCTTCTAGGAAAGACTGGGAAGAAACATACAGCAAAGGCATAAAACTGCTTGGTTTTAAAAATGAAGAAAGATCACAGCCATTTGAAGGATCTTCAGGCGTTCATCACCCGCTTTTGGCTGAATCCATAACACAATTTCAAGCCCAAGCATACAAAGAGCTGTTGCCAGCATCGGGACCAGTTAAAACACAGGTTTTAGGTGTTGCAACTGGAGAAAACACTGCGCAAGCAGAGCGTGTCAAGGAGTTTATGAACTACCAAATCATGCATGTGATGGAAGAGTACGATCCAGAGCTCGACCAGCTTCTTTTTTATTTACCGCTTTCTGGTAGCGCGTTTAAAAAGGTTTATTATGACCAAACCATGGAAAGAGCTGTTTCAAATTTTGTGGCAGCCGAAGATTTGCTTGTTCCATACACAGCAACCGATCTTTTAACCTGCTCCAGAATCACTCACATTGTCAGGATGTTCGACAACGAGCTCAAAAAACTTCAAGCATCTGGCTTTTATAGAGATATAGAAATTAATCCAGAAGTAAACACTTCTTCTGGTTTGGAAGTTCAGTCTGCAATTGATGAAGCTCAAGGAGTTGAGCCAACTGGTGTTTCTGACCAAGAATACAGTTTGTATGAAGTTCATACCGACCTTGATCTCCCTGGCTTTGAAGATGTTGACCAAAATGGAGAGATGACTGGCATAAAACTGCCATATATCGTTACCATCGATGAAGACAGCACAAAAGTTTTATCAATTAGGCGAAATTGGGCTCAAACCGATTCTCGTCGCATGAAAATACAATATTTTGTGCATTACAAATTTTTACCTGGTCTTGGTTTTTATGGTTTTGGCTTAACCCACATGATTGGTGGCTTAACTCAGTCATCAACATCTATCTTAAGGCAGTTGATTGATGCTGGAACACTTGCAAACCTGCCAGCAGGCTTTAAAGCCAGAGGCATAAGGGTCAGAAATGAAGACGATCCATTACAACCTGGTGAATTTAGGGATGTTGATGCTCCAGGCGGAAGTTTGCGTGATGCACTCATGCCATTGCCATTTAAAGAGCCATCAGCAACATTATTGAACCTTTTGGGCATTTTGGTCGATTCTGGAAGGCGTTTTGCGTCAATTGCCGACATGAAAGTGGCTGATTCCAACCAAGCAATGCCTGTTGGAACCACTGTTGCCATGCTGGAAAGGGGAACCAAGGTCATGTCAGCCATCCATAAAAGGCTTCATTACGCACAAAAGGTTGAATTTAATATTTTAGCTCGCGTTTTCGCCCAATACTTGCCACCAGAGTATCCATACCAGACAATTGGTGGTCAACAGCAGATAAAAGCTATGGATTTTGATGATCGTGTTGACATTATTCCTGTTTCCGACCCAAATATTTTCTCAATGAGCCAAAGGATTATGATGGCGCAAACTCAACTACAGCTTGTTCAGTCAAATCCAGAAGTTCATGGTCCACAAGGAATGTATCAGGCTTATAAACGTATGTATGAAGCATTGGGAGTGCAAGATATTGACTCTATTTTGTCTCCTCCACCAGAACCACAGCCTAGCGATCCAGCTACAGACGCTCAAAACATTCTTAAAGGTCAGTCTGTTCAGGCTTTCCCTGGTCAGGATCACGATGCTTATGTTCAAACATACATGTCTGTTTTACAAACAATGCCAGCGCAGTCCAATATGGCAATTTACTCAACTTTAGTGTCACAAATGTATCAACATGTGTCTTTAAAGGTAAAAACTGCTATAGAACAGCAAATGCAACCCCAAATACAGCAGATTTTAATGCAAAGTGGTGGTAATATGACCCCAGAAATACAAATGAGCATCAAAAACATGATTGACAATGCAGCCAGCCCCATCATTGCACAGGAAATAACGAAAATTAATCAAAATATAGCTCCTCCGCAACAGGAAGATCCATTGGTAACGCTTAGAAGACAGGAATTAGCCATCAAAGGAGCTGATCTTGAGCGTAAGGCTCGCGAATTTGACTCAAAACAGGGCATGGAAATTGAAAAAATAAGAAGTGGTGAACAAATATCAAGAGAGAAAATGGGCTCCCAAGAACAAATAGCAGATGACAAGATAGATGTTGCGCTGGAAAAACTTGACCAACAAGCCGACTTTAAAGAAGCAGATCTTAGGCGCGACAAATAATGGATCTGATTTCCCTTGCACAATTCATTCTTAAAACAATTAGAGACAGAAGAGATCAGATTGGTGAGCTTCTTACATCTGGAAATGTTAAAAATATGGAAGAATATCGATCTTTGGTTGGTGAAATAATGGGCATGTCTTTTGTTGAACAGGAGCTTAGAACTGTATTAAAAAATGCGGAGATGTTAGACGATGAGTAATGGTTTGTTGGTTCCTACACATATAAAAAAGGAACAGGAAATAGCGAAGCAAAATGCTTTAAAACAAAAAGAACTTAAGGATGAGCCAAAGGAAGAGCCAAAAAAAACTGTTGAAGAGGCTTATGTTGAGCCAGAAGAAAAAATTTTAGATCCAGATCTTTTGTCAAAGTCATTGCTGGAAAGAATGCCATCTCCTACTGGGTGGAGATTGTTGGTTTTACCCTATAAAGGCAAAGCGGTTACTGATGGCGGAATTATGTTGACAGAATCAACGCTGGAGAAAAGAGCTTTAACAACAGTTGTGGCTTATGTTTTAAAAATGGGTCCTTTATGTTATAAAGATACTAAGAAGTTTGGTGCTGACACAAAATGGTGTCAGGAAAGAGACTGGGTTTTGATTGGTCGTTACTCAGGAGCTAGATTTAGACTTGAAGATGATGCGGAAGTTCGTATTATTAATGATGATGAGGTTTTAGCTACCATACTAAATCCTGATGATATAACACATGTCGC